TTCACTATAATTAGTACCAGTCTTTTCAGTTGTGTTAGTTTCTTCGTTTCCAGTGCCGTTTACATTATCTGTAATCTTTCTTGCATTTGTCAGATACTTCTCATTCTCTAAACCAGTGATAGCGCCTTGAGGTGTATCAGAATACAAATCTCTTTTTGTTTCATCACTACTATTTGCTGTATTTCTTGTTCCTACACTTGTGTTATCTGTATCTCTGTTACCCGTTAGTGTTCTTTTACCAGTGGTATTATCTGTTCTTGTTCCATCTTCTTTACTCGTACCCTCAACATTTCTCTCATGTTTACTTGTCAAGTCCACATTGTGCATTGGATTGAACTTAATCTTAGCACTCTCATATAGCTGATTGTAATACGGCATAATCTCTTCAAGTCTGGTATTCATCCAAAGTGTCCAGATACCTACCGTTTCACAACAAATCTCACGCAAATAATAATGCTTCAAAATTTTCTGACATAGTATACTTCTGTATTCTTCATCAAAGAACGGTGCTTTACTCGTAAAAATCTTATTCCATGAATTAGCAATAATGCTATCAACATCACCAATACCACCAGATATTTCAAGTCCACTTTTGTTCTCACATATGAACCTAACTTCTGTTGTGTATTTACTCATTACCAGCACCCCCTATCGTATCTGCACCTGCGTCCTCTGGTATAGTATCATTGCCAACTTGTTGGAAATCTTCACGATAATTGACCTCAATATTAGTATCAAACATAGCGTTAATCTTTTCAACAGCTTGCCGCCGACTTTCTAATCTGCTATATCTACTCGCGATAGTACCACCCTGATTTCTAGTTACTTCATCACTAATCAGCCTTTCTTTTTTCTGAATATTGATATTACTTATACCAATATATGTCAACGCTTCATTCCATATCTGTGTCTTTAACTGGTACAATTTATCGCAAACATATGGAGCACCAGTCTGTAAAACTTTTAACGCATTTAAGTCTAAGTTTTTATCACCAAAAATGAACGGTGCGTTACCATCAAATTCCTTATACAAGTTAATTAGCGTTAGTCTTTGTTTTTCTGTACCTTGTACCAAAACTGGTGTTTTCTGTGCATTGGCATTAACATCAATTATCCTGTCAAGATTATACAATCTTCTAGCAAACATTTTAACATCAAGAATACTATTTGTGTGTAGATAATTGTTCCATATAATCACGCTGTTACTTTCTTTCAATAACTTCTGATAGTTATTGTATCCAGAGTATGCTCTGCGCAAAATCGGATTTCCGTACACATCAAGTCTACCATTTGTGATACAGTCCAAACATAAGTCACCAAGTACATCATCATTAAAGTACACCATACAACCAGTTTCAAAGAGATGTAATTCAAGATATCTAGCGTCAACACTAGCAGGTAAATTTTTCCATTCAAACATGGAAATAGCCAACTCTGTTAGCCTATTAAGGTACTGCATATATGTTAGATTGTTTAGTGTAGCGCTATCACCGAACATATCTGCACTTCCACGCTTTCTACCCATAACTAATTCTCACCACCTTTACACTGTATTATCAAGATTATACTGCCCAACCTCTGAACCATTCTTCCAGAACGTAATACCATTATCATATATACTACAAATTTTTCTCATATCGTCAGCAGGAACACTACCAGTAACAGTAGCATTTACTGTCTTAACATAGTTCCAGTGTGGTCTGCTATTTCTGTTAGGTTTTTTCAATCTTCTTGTGGCATACCCAAACATTGTAAAGTAGTCATCAATCATTCTAGCATATTCTGCTGTTATGCACATTCTACCACCATAAAATGATTGTTTACCACTGCCAACATTTGAACCACCGTTGTTAAGATTACCTTTTGACATATCAGCCGCTATACTAGCTTGATAACCTTGTGACAAATATTGCGAAGCGGTAGAGGAAGCACTCATAATACCGCCAGCGACAGCACCTGCCGAGCCACCTAATGCAAAACCTGTCAAAGCACCATTTATAGCGTTTGTTGTAGTATTTACACCAATAGGAACAGCATTTTGTGCTAACCAAGCCTTAAATGCGTCAGTACCCCATGAACACATAGGATAGTTGCTTAATGTTATACTTTCATTGTTAAATGTATCACCACCACTACCCTTATAATTTGTTGGTCTAAACACACATTGTATCGGCATAGTTATAGGAACTCTTATGTTACCTTTAGGTGTTCTATTTTCAAAAAATTCATACCTTAGATTTAACTCACTACCACTTGCATTATCAACATGAAAGAAGTTATAAGGATATGTGTATAATTTTTTGTTTTTTGGCACATATCCGTCTAAACTTTCTGTACCTGCTAGTTGTGTTCCTGTAACCGTAACCGTAGCACTACTTTCACTGTATAATATTTTTAGACCTCCATCTGGTATAGCTTGTGACGTTCCTATAACTGGAAACATATACATAGCAATAACAGTGTCTGGTTTTTGTACATATTCGTTTAACTTACTTTTGATACTTTCAGTATCATCTCTGTTGTAAGCAAATAACGTACATCCACCATAAATTCCGTCATATAATGTACCATCACTTACATCAGAGTCGTCCATTATCATTATCATAACACCCATAGGTTGAAGTACAACACTTAAATCCTTATACTCCATAGCTACATATTCACCAACATTTACACTTTCTGGTTCAATATGTTCACCTATATTATCTGTTACACTATGCTCTCGTTCCACAAAGCAGTAGTCTGGTTCGCAATCAAAGAACCACGTCTGCATAACATCAAGTTCAAAGTAAATTTCTGCACACTCATTGTTCACAAATTCAACCGCTGTTATGAACGCATAAAACCACTTATTTCCGTAAGCTGTGTTCTGGAACATCATGTAATTACAGTCATACAGATTGTCTGCTTTAATTCCAACCCTTGCTACACCACGTTTTACTCTTTGATAGGTGTAATTAGTTAGATTATATTTTTGCAAACCAACAAAGTAATTGTACTGTGCTGTTGCACTTGCAAAGTATATTGTGTGGTCATAGGTTGTATCAAGAGGTACATCTTTAAGCAACCTTATATTTGTTGTAGGTTGTATATACATACAATCACTCCTTTACACGATACCTAAGTAGGCTTTAATATCTGCAAGTTCGTTACTTGTAAGTTCATCAACATCTAACCCACCAAAGTACGCTGTTTTACCTGTTAATAGATTAACTATTGCTGTTTTAAGTTCTCCTGATGTTACATCAAGAGCAGAACAAACTTTACCACGGTCTGTGTTATCTTTAATTACACTCTCAATGTCCTCTGCTGTAATATCAGAAGAACCACTTGTATTTCTGATATGTTCACCAACTGTTGGGTAAACCTTTCCGTCTTTTCCTACATTGTCAGCAGGATACATAGTTTCGCTCATAATATTCTCCTTTCTAGTAAGGGTATACCAGAAAACTGATACACCCTTACAGTTAAAACTTAGCCCTTGTTAAGAGTAACAGTTTCGTCAACAGCAGTAGAACCATTGATAGTAGTAACCGCTGTGTAAGTAGTTCCGTTAATCTCTGCAACAAGTGTGATAGCTGTTCCAAGCTGTGAAGTCGGGATAATAAGTCCACCGTATTTCTGAACAGCGATACCAGCAGTTGTAAGTGCTTCTGTCTGAACAAAGTTCACATTCTGCGGATTAAGACCTGCTTCTTCAAAGTCAGCACTGATAGTAAATACAGTAGCAACATCGCTTTTGTCTTTAGCGTCCACATGAACAGTAACAGTTGCAGGCAAAGCAACGCCAGCGGTAGAGGTAACAAACACAACAGCATTTGCGAACGGAGAATTTGACACCGTTTTCCATGTATGATAGAAGTAGTTCCAGTACAAACCAGAAGCAACATACTTCTCTGTGAATTTGTTGTTGTTGTCGTAAACCTGAAACCAGTTATCGTCCAAAATAACTGCCTTTACATTAGCCAACAGTGCTAACTCGTCTGCTGTTACTTCTTCGATACCATCAGAGTTTGCTCTGATAATATCAAAACGCTCATTGTCAAAATCAGTCCAGTTGTCAATGAGGAACAGTCTACCCATGAAGTCAGCCTTATCCATATTGAACGCACTTGCAAGCACATTTACGTCAAACTGTGCATTGAACATAGCGTCCATGAATATAACCTGTCTTTCTTTAGGTGTGTTAGTCTTAACTCCTGCTTCATTGTACTCACTTGACATAAACGGTAACAGGTTAGAAGTTCCTCTAAACTGTACAGCCGCTTCGCTAAGGTCTGTACCCGCTCCAATAGAAGTAGGATACATTTTTCCGTGACTGATTGCCTTAATAAGCAGGTACTTAAACAGAAGAAATTCATCATACTCTGCGGCGGTGTAAACAGCGTCTACAATCTTACCGATAAGGTTCTGAACACCCTCAATGTTAAGAAATGCCTGTCTTAAGTCCTCGTCCTGAATAGTAACAGGGTACATAACTCGCCAGTTCATAACGTGGAACGCTGAACGTACATCTGGAATAGTTCTCTGGAATTCACGCTTTGCGGCTTTTTCTACATTGAAGTCAACAGCTTTTGCGATAGATACAAAAATATCTTCTACAGTTTCACCGTACTCAATATAACCTTTCTTGAGGATAGAGTAAGGGTTGTTAAATGTTGCACTCTGTACACGCACGATTGCAATTCTGTTTACCAGAGCATTGATAAACTGGTTAGCAAATGCAGGTGTACCATAGATGATTTCTCCCACTTTGGGAATGTCATTGACATTTGCAACTTCCGGTACGTTCTGCTGATAGTCATAAGAAGCGTTCTGTCGGATTACGTTGAGAATGTCAATGGTTGACGCATTAAGCGTACTGTTTGCAATTCTTCTTGCCATGATTTTATCTTCCTTTCTTTAATAAATTTATTGCTAAACTGTGGTAAACAGTTCTGCAAACGTCTTAGGTTTCGTGGTGTCATCTGTTTTAGGCGGTTCTGGGTCATTATTAGGTTCTGAACTGTAAAATCGTTCAGTGTACTTCTTATGCCATTCTGCGTCATTCTCTTCGTATTTAGTTTTCCAGTCTGTTCCGTCACCTTTTGCCTTTGTTTCCAAGTCAGAAATCGTGTCTGTAACATCTTCCAGAAATGCGATTGTTTCGTCGTCAGTCTGTTCACCTATTCTGGCTTTTAATTCTTCAAGAATTTCTTCCCTAGTTTTTACTGCCATAATGCTCTCCTTTCTATGATATTTTTGTCCACTTTGTAGTGTCAAATAAGATGCTTAATCTTAATGAAAGAGGGTGATTAGGTGAAAGCATGATTGTTCCATCTTCTGTCACCATAATTGTGAATCCTTCTTCATGTTTGTAAGTACCTGCTTTGAACGGCATATCTGTTTCTCCTTTCTTATTAGTAATGGTATTTTATCCACATCCATATAGGCATTTTCTTTTTCCGTGTAGACGGTGTACCACCGCCACCACCGCCTGCTGAATAAAACCGATACATAAGTACAGCATTGTGTAACGCTTGTTGTCTTGATAAATA